GTGTCGCAGGCACAACAAAAAACCTACCCCCTTTTGAATAATTGCAATGGGCGCATAAGGATTGTAAATTCTCAGGGTTATCCCCGCCCTGCAATCGCCTTGGAATTATATGATCAACGGTGGTCGCTTCATCTCCACACAGCTGGCACACATATTGATCGCGCCGAAGGATCCGTTGCCTTATCTTGCGCCATTGTGATGTACTCCCTTTATCTGTCAGTGCCGACCGTTTAACCACTAATGCCAACCCATTTCATTAAAATGATCCATTGCTATACACGCATTACCATAACGGTTCTTAATATACTTGATACCCCAGTCTATCTGTTGATAGGGCGTGGCTCGCTTTAGGAATAAGCTCTTACCCTGTGGTATTCCATAGTGTGATCCATTGCGAGCTTTAGGATTCCAATTACTCTCGCGCTGATATAAGTAATTGATGCAAGTAAATTCACCCCAAGTATCGAGTGCTTTCATCGTATACATTTTGTAATTCATAACTGATTCTTTTAAAGCTGCATCAGCAGCATAATCTTTAAAAGGTATTAAAATCATTGCAATTACAAACATTGTAATAAACATAATTCGCCCACTAGATGAGATTCGGGTTTCGCTGTCTTTCAGGCGAAAGCCGAATGTCATCGTACCGAGCTTGTCAAGCACCTTTACATAACCGCAGGTCAGAAGGCTAATCACTTACTACCCCCCCACCCATTTCCTCGAAAGATTGCCGGAATGACTGTGTATTTTTTTGTTAATGGGGAATGACAATTAGAGCAATTATATTTTTGCTCACTATCTATCTGATGATGTATTTCTCTTTCGGTCTTACATTTTGTGCATAAATAATCATAATTAGGCATCTACCCTCTTTCGTCGAGTATTTTGCAGATTTCACACTGCTGGTTTCCCAGCTTGTACTTTCCGCACTTACAGCGAACTATCCTGCCTGCCTCCTTGTCTATCTGATCTTTGACATAGATTATCCTTGCATCTTGGCAATTTTCGCAAACGACAAGCCACAATGGGTCATCTTGATATAAATAATGATCTAGCACCTTATGGGGGCGATTGCTATTACATTTATTGCATTTGAATACAGCAATCTGTCCCCCCTCCGGTGTATCCTTCGATTCCTCCACTAGCGTGAATTGGCTATGTGGCAGCTTTCGCAAATCCAAACAGCTAGTTGATCGATGTTGTGAATAGTTCCTGCATTGCCTCTAATAACAACAGAGTAACCGCCCAATCGTGGTTTATTGGCATTGCAGGAATCGCATCTCAAATCGGTAGAAACATCACGATCGCTATCTGTGAATACATAAGTATATCCATCAGGCAATCTCATTTCCATCTCGCCCATCTATTTCCCTCCGTTTCTTTCGCTGGGGTAATTCAATCCCTATCCCAAAGAATAGGAAATCAATTGAAAAATTAAATTGATCAATAGATATTCCGATGGATAGTCGTTTCCAAACCCACCCACCAGAGAGATAAGCCGATCCGATTGGTTTCTCAAAGTACATTAGACATCCGCTCTAGTCAGGGGCGGCATCCACTTGCCATTTGCAGCGAGGTTGTACCAAACTGCAGTGCATTGATCCACTTTGCTTTTTTCAGTGCAGACAAATCCGTAATAATCTTTGCCCTTAGCGTTTCTGCCTTGTTTTAAAATCATCTTGCCGTGTGCGCAATTTTCAGTCATTTCAATTACTTCTGCACCCAACGATTCGACTATCTCATTGACATCCCAAGCAATCGGTTCAGGTTTTGACTGCACTTCTCGATGAGCAATTGCTTGTCCAAGGTTGTAGTTATTAAACACAACTAATTCCTGTTCGTCTGGAACCGATTTTAACTTCTGATGAAATTGTTTAATTTTTGGATCCTGTGGTATTCCACCCATTGGTTTTGCCGGATAACCAGCTGCTAACAAACATCGTCCCATTGCACTGGTTTCAGCTTTAGCAAGTGAATACTCATCCTTTACCAATTCAAATCCCAAGCCAGTAACAAAAGGTTTTTCATCGTTCCAAGTTCGATAAAGTTCACCGATTACAACCCATTGCTTTTCATTAGTAAATTCCCTGCTGATCCACGAATACCACCGGTAATCCGGATACGCCGCGATGTATTTAGCCATTCTTGATTGCACTGATTCATATTCATCTGGATTAAACATTTATATCAAACTCTCCCTGTCCGATTGCGTATTCCAGTTGCTCTTTTAGCGACCAGAAAACATTATTTGTAACATCATCAATGTCTGATGACCAATTTTGCACTTCTTGTGCGCAGGTATGGCAATAAAATCTTTTGCGCCCTTTGCGATATGGTGTTTCAGATGTGCATACCCAAACTGCTGATTGTCTAGCTTTAGGATGCCATTCGCCACCTTTCAATTGACCCCATCGCAGTTTGCAATAATCGCACCACTGGTTTTGATTGTGATTTCTAGAAAGTGTCAAAGTTATCCCAATCGGTAAATTGCAGTTGTCCAGCGAGAGCCAAGTATGCAATGGCATCGACATACGAATCCTTATGGTTTGCAGACTCCACAATTCGTGAGATTTTGACCAGCGTAAGTGCAATTGGTAAGTGAGAAGCGTTCGAGAAATCAAGCCCCGCCGCCTTAATGAGATTGGCAGTTCGCACAAGGTTGATCCTCGGATCACCGTAGTGCGCTCCTCGATCACTAATCGCGTTGCTGGCTTCGCTGAGGAAATTGTGAGCATTAGTATCGGTCGCTTTGTTCATTAGCGCGCCTTCCGGTGACTAATCCCTTTGTGTATCCTTCTTTATATCCCTTAGCGAAATAATGATCACGCAATCCAAATAACAAACCGACAGCGCAAAATGTCAATGAAAAACCAGCTAATAACTGAAATCCAAAATCATTGGACATTATCTGATACCCCCAAAACATCTAACCAATAAGCCTCAATATCAGCTTTTGGCAATCTGCCTCTGGATGGTTGTTTTCCTAATTTTTCAAGTGCGTGTTTGCGAATCAGAGAAGCCTTCACAAACTGTGTGCCATCTGTATATGCACCCGATTGTTTATCAAATTGAATCATCTTGTAATCATCTCCCTTAAATCATCCGACATTATCACCGGTTCAATTGGATTTACAATGGTATAAATCTTTCCATTTGGATGGATTGACGGAGCAGCAGCAACATAACCTTTGTGTTTAACATCGATTCCATCCGCCACTGATCCTTTATATCCAGCCAGATTGTCTGCTAAATAATACAAATGGAGTCCGTCACCTGTTTGGACTGTGTATGTTTCATTGAAACATTCAAGCACTTGACCACCATTGCGATAATCGATATCAATCACCACTAATCCACTCATTATGCAATTGATTCCCAAATTGGCATTTGGATCAATCTGAAACCAAAATTGAACCTTCTCCCAATTATCAGTCGCATCTAAATGACTTCTTTTAATTAAATCGAAATGAGGTTCTTTTTTATTCGGTAAAAGTGGCATTACAGACCATCCATTAAGCAAGTATTTAGCTGCTTGCCCAAGTGTGGTTTTTTCTTGGCTGGCTATATCTAATTCTGTTGCCAGTCTTGACATATAACTCATTTTTGCTCCCGATCTGCAATCCCCGAATTGGGATTACAAATCGAATTAAACGCCTCTAATTCGAATTGCGCAAGTGACACGCCCTATTCAAATTGAATTGGCTGAGCCTTATCTATGTGGAGATAACCCACAATTTTGGTTACCCATTCGACTGATCCAAATTCTGTCGATTTGGGCAAGCGTTTTTCTGACCATTCAGGCTCGTTTATAGCCTCTAAATTCCAAGCCCATACTCCAATGGGGGTTGAGCAGATATAAAGGGTTCCTAGCCCCTGTGAAGCCCTTATTTCGGCTAATTTATCCCACTTTACTTTCTCGATTAACAATTCTGGATAATGGCTGCCTCGACATTTAAGCTCAATTATGGTTTTGTGGGTTTCGGTATAACAATCAAATGAATCGAAAGTGCCTTCGGCTTTTTCTAAATCTGGAAAATAATCCTTTAATTTTTTAAATAAGGATTTTTCGGTAAACCCAGTTGAAGTCAATCATCATCCAAATCGTCGAGATCATCATCATCATCGAATGGATCAAAATCTGGAAATAACCAATCCGGCAATGGTGCTTTATCAATTGTTATTCCAAGCGCATAAGAGGGTCTAAATCCAGCAGTAACTAAAGCGTTGTACAGTTCATTAACTGAAACCGCCCAACATTCTAAAGCTGAATAAATGCCTTGATCTTTGACGATAACAGCTTTGCGAATTACTGGTTTATCGGATTTTCTTTTTGGTGGCATTTGATACCTTCCGCTTGGATGCCAATTTTAGACTATTGGTGACCAAAACAAGGATTTCCAATTGCGTGTCCTCGATACGGCGAATGCGATCAGCTAGTGAACTGCCCCCATTCGGGATCAATTCGCGGAGGTAGGCTTTCACGATGAACCTCAGCCCAGCAAATAAAGCAGCTGCAGTACCAGCGATCGATGCCGCTATGGTCACCCAGTCTTTCGGATCCATTAGCCGCGATTACCGAAGGATGGGTCATTTGGATTAAGCCAACGCAGAACCATCGGTAGAACTGCCGCCAGTGCAGCATTCCCGATTGCAGCCAAATCCCAACCGACTGCCAGGTAGGTTGCGATTCCGGCGGCTAGGAATGATCTTGCCCAAGATGCCAACATTGCTTTTGCTTGTTCCATTTTTTCCACCTAACATCGGGATTTGAAAGAACGCGGAATCATTTGTTCCGAGTTTTGTGAAACTGATATGAATGTGTTTTTTGTGGGGATTGATGCCAGTATATTTTCGCCATTTGTAATTTAAAACTGATGAAGCTATTTGACCGTTGTGAATAACATATTTTATTCGTTTGTCAGTTTTTGCAACAATCCGAATCTGATCAGCAAGATCGAATGATGCGGATTCGACCCCAAGATCAGCTGTGATGTCAATGGCATAAACCCAACCATCTGCATCAGGATTATGATCGGAAGCACGCGCTGAATGACGAGTATCACCGATCCATCCGTCCGAAACGCGAGATCGGTCTGGGAATGAATCGTCCACTTGCTCACGAAATTGAATCCCTGCTTTGCAGAGTTTTGGTTGCATTAAATCGACCACCATTCATTTCTTATCGGTTGTCCTCGTTGCTTCCATCTTAATTCTCTAAGCATTTTATTTTGCTTAGCCCAGTCAATATCTGTACTAGGCTTGTCAGTTTCCAATGATTGCTGTGACTTCATCTGAAGTTAATCCCAACGCCGCAAGTTTTGCTTGCGCTGATTGCTTAGCGGCTAATTTGTCGGCTTCGGCTTTCACAGTTGCGACTTTTTCCGTTTCCGAATTCAAAACATTATCCGCCCATTGATTTACAGTTATTTCGTATTCAACTTCGCTTAATAAAATTACTTCGTCATTGAACACTTTTGTAATTGTTGGGTGTTCAATTTTGAAATCAGCAATAAGTTTTTCTTTTGTTTTCATTATGCTTCCATTCCGTAAACGGCATAATTGCCTGTCATAGTTCCAACATCTATCGTAAAAATAAATCCATCCCAATTTGTTCTGGCGGTGTAATTAACGCAACCTAGATTATATCCAGCGTCATAATCAGCGTCGTACACTTGGCTTGTCCAAACAGGTTTGACACTTGACGATGAACCGACATTACTAAAAGTTAATTCGGCAAAACTTGAACGAGCAGTAGTTGTTGAAAAAAGCCAAAAACTTGTGGCATTACTGCCATTTGTCGTAAAAGTTGAATTTGAAGCCTGCCAGCCTGAGCCGCCGTAATAATAATTTGTGGAATCGGTAGTTCCAGCACCGTAGCGCATTTTAACTCTGACAGGTTGACCCGTATTTGATGGAATTGCAGTAATGACGACTTTATATTGTTTATAGGTTGAGGTAAAACACGAATCCACCGTAACACTTGCGGCGGCTGAAAAAGTAGTTCCAGTAATTTTAACGAATGAACTTGATGAAGCCGCTGGTGTTGCCCAAGAAGGCACACCGCTAGCAACAGTCAGCACCTGAGCAGATGAGCCGATACCTAAACGAGCAGGGGTATTTGCACCGCTAGCATAAATAATATCGCCAGTAGTAGTTGTTAAAGTTTTTGGGATCGCGGCGGCTGCTAGATCGTAAGCCGATTTAACTGCTGTTGGAGTTGCAGCTAAAATACTTGAAGTTGTGGAAGTTGAATTTGAAAGTTGCACTACGCCGGCGGCAGTTGTAGAAGCTGCATCAACAGTCAAAGCAACGGCACCAGAACTCGCGCCGCCTTGCAATGGGGCAGT